CTTTTGCATGGGCATGGGAGCCGCCATGATGCCTTCATTCGCCATGATTATCCTTTCCAGTTGATGCCAAAGGCCCCATGGGCCGCGCGTCGGGAAAGGACGCGAATATGGCTGTAATTATGTCGCATTTCCCTAGTTCCTGTCCATCTCTAAATAGGACAAGTAAAAGTCAACGGTCGCCACTGAACTGGTGACTTTGATCACGTCGGTTGCCTCCAATATGCAAGGCACACCGCTTAAAACATCCAAAGTCTGGTTCGTGGGCAGCGAGTAGACCTTCAACAAACAATATGCAGTGGCTGCGCCAAGCGGGTAGACGTTGACCGTCAGGGCTGTTGTGGAGGCGTTTCTGTTTGTCACCCGCAAAGAAGACAAGACCGCCGTGTTGGCGGCTGGCGCGGTATAGATCGTGGTCTCAGTCGCGGCCGCTGGGGTCAGGAATTTTCGAAAGTACTTATTTGCCATGATCAGTTTGCCGATACAAAGTTGATGGTAAGAATCACTGATGGAATGGCAGGGCGCGTGGGGCTCGTGCCAGCGGCATAGTGCTCCAAATAGATGTCAATGTTGTCCGACCACCAGGCAATCTCCAAATAGCTGTTGATGGGATCATTCACCGTGAAAATACCAGTAATTGCTGGAACCACATGAGACCAAATGAGGGCGCTTTTACGAGCGGGTATATCAAAGCGTGTGTTGCTCAACGGGTAGTTAACGCCCGTGTCCTTGGCCCACACTTCAAACTCACCTGCCGTATTGCTGCGGTTTGTTACCTGCAAGGTGAAAGTCACCAGGTACTGGCCCGCGCAAGGAACCTTGATCCGTGAGCCGCTCTCCACGCTGATGCCGTTGGAGAACGCAGGAGCAAAAGTGAGCAGGTTCTCCGCTGTGATGCTGGCGTTTGTCTGATCCTGGTCCGAGATCATCATTGCCTGAGGCAAGATGATGCCGTTGCTGTTTTGAAATCCACGGATACCGCCAGCAAACCCGCCTCCCGCTCCGCTGTTCGAGGCCATCCACGTTGCAGCACCGGCGATGTTTTCACTGGTGACAGGCGTATACGTATTGTTAAGCTGAAGAATAATCTGCTCAAGAGATCGCACCAGTTGGTTGAACTGCGACGGATCATAGGCAGGCGATGCGTTGGGCAGTCGAACGTTGGTAATCTTGCTCATCGCAATCCGTCCGGCTGGATGTCAACGCGCAACGTTCCATAGCGCCAGTTAGTGTCTATCTCACTGCTCTCAATACGTAAACTGATCTGTCTTCCGCGCGCGCGAGTGTCCACCTTCTCTGTGTTTGGGGCAATGACGTACGGGTCCAAAGAGCTAGGACTTGCACTGGCCTGAGGATAGGGGCGCAACAACAGGTGAACAGTCAGGTTGCCCTCTTGGTTCTTGAAGTCAGGAATGAAACGCTTCATGAACAGCATCTGGTCGCCATCTCCAATGTCAAAGTAACCAGACTTGACATAAGCGGTGATGGCCGATCCATTGCCGTTCTTTCCGTCCTCTTGGTTGTATATCAAAGAACGTCCGGCTGTCAGGCCATTGATAGTGCTGATCGTGGCCTCGGTGCTATTTGGAAGATATTCGGCCGCAGTTGGGTTACTGAACGTTCCTATGTCTGTCCATGCAGTGCGCGACATGGTGCCAATAGACCAGACATTCTCTAAGTAGTTGTACGTCACAAATCGATCAATGTAGTCAGATGTGTATGAACAATACCACCAGGTGACCTCATTGAATTGAGTATTGACGCCGATGTTTACCTTGGCGTTTTGAACAACGTTGATGTCCTTGAAGACGTAGTCCTGCACAGTACAGGCAAGCTTTTTAACAGTTCCGTCGAACATGAAGAAGGCGTCTTTGCCCATCCAAAACGACACGCCGTTGACGTCAGCAGAGGCATGCGGACCAATCAAGCCACAGTTAGAGCCAAGTTGCTGGAAGCCAAAGGTGTAGGGCGGACCGATGTACTGCATGGCGTGCAAAGCACTGTCTGTCCATATTAGAATCTGACCTCTCGAGCGAACAGCAGAGACGATGTGGTTGCCGTCCGTGAGCCGTTGTCCGCCGGCCGTGTTGGTTGCACTCTCAACAAAGCTGTTGATGTCCTCCTGATTGGAGAAGCGAACAAACATAGGGTCTTGTGTTGCTGGAGTACCAATCGTGGACTCCGTTCCAAAGCACACCAGGTGCCTGTCCGGGGTAGACACAACCGCATAGGTGCTCTTTGTGGGAGCGCCCGAAACAGCCGTTGCACGGGTCACGACTCCAGCACTTGTGTCAAACAAGTAAATAGCGCCGTTTGCAATCTGGCATACAACATCTTCGCCAAAATTATCAAACTGCCATACCCGTGAATCAAGGGCTATAGAAGAAGAGGCGGCCCTTGGGGTTCCCCACGTGCTCGCGCCCCACGTTCCTACGCCCCAACCGTAGTCCACCGTACTGACAGCGGTCCCTACGTTAATTTGATAGGCAGCATCCGCAGTGCCTGCGGCGTTAACTGTGGACGTGGCAGCGGCAGGGGAAACAATGGTGTATTCGTTGGCATTTGGGACCAACTGGACCTCAAATTCACCCGTTAAACTGGCATTGGTAATGCCTCCAGGATTTCCTGTAACGCTCGAGAACGTAACGAAGTCTCCAATAATACAACCATGCGCAACGTCGTTTACCGTAACAGTGGTGGATGTATTAACCGTGTCAAAGGTAACTCCAACCGCCGTTCTACGTATAGGTGTGACGTCCCCTATCAAAGAACCATTCAATGCATATAATTTTCTGTTCGTCCCAATGATCATGTAGGGAGAACCATCCAAACCGTTCCAGGTATATATCTCACTGACCAGGCCAACAAGGTATTGGGCGACTTGGTTAAAGAGAGTCCACCCGCCTATCTTCTCAGGCAAGCCATAGCGAAAACGCACGTAGTCCGAATCAATCCAGCCGCCTTCAGCGCCGTACTCAGTGTTTTGTTTGTCTACACCAGGTTTGAGAACAATTCGTGCGAGTGCCATGGCTTATCTAAATCCTGCGGTTTTCTTTGCAATTTTTTTGGGCTGGGCCACAAACTGCTTTCCGGCCGCCTTTCCCTTGCGCTTGGCTTTGGTCGTGGCTGCATACTCAGCAGGGGACAAAGATTTGATAGCTGCCTCAGGGAGATACCGCTCACCTGTTTTTGACGAAGGCTTCCCCGACTTAGTGCGCCACTTCTGGTCGCCCCAGTTTTTAAGGGATTGCTGTGGCGCTTTCAATCTCGGTAGCCTCCGCCTGCCGCCTTGTATTTCTTGGCCACAAGCTGGGCTTTTCTGGCCGACCACTCTCCAGCGCCTGTGCCTTGAGTTGCTGCGGCTTTGACCTGAGACACAATCTTCTTGCGCAAAGTCGGCTTTGTATAGTTGCCCGCAGCGTTGACAGTAGATTTTTTGGGTTTTGCTTTCATGTCAACCCACGTTTCTTTCAAAGTGAGGGCAGTCCACTAGGGACTTGAAGTTGCCGCCCCAACGGTTTTTAGGATGCAGCGTTTCCCAGTAAGCGCCCAAGGGCGCAAGGATGCCCTTGTCCCAAATGATCTTTCCGTCCTTAAAGAAATTCAAGTCTATGGCGCAACGCTTTAGATGGATGGAATTCATAGTCTTGGAACGCCCCGTCTTGAAATAAATGGCTTGCTGTTCGGGGGTACGGGCAAGTTCCCCGCCGGTAACCACGAATCCTTGGTCTGTAGCGTACTGGATTAGCTTACACATGTCCAGCAAAAACGCGGCTTGTTCGGTACTTAAACTCATTTCCTGCCTTTCATTTCGGCTAGTTTTTCAATGGTTCTGCCGCCAAAGTAAGCACCCATTATCAACATGCCCCACTGCCCCAGCAAAGATACATAAGACTCGTTGGCGTTATAACCAAAGGCCGACATCATGGCGAACAGGAAGTAACCTGAAAAGATGGCAATCAAGCTCATGGGGCGAATATTCTTGGACAACCAAGAATCGCTGTTCATGTCCGACTTCCAGCGGTCTGACACGTTGTCGTCTTCGTTCTTGGCGGCATCCGCAAACAATTGAAGTTCAGCCAACTCCATCTTGGCTTTCTCAATACCCAATTCAAGCAGACGTTCTTCATGGGCAAACTGCAACTCACGCAGCTTGGATACATCTTCTGCGGTTGGGTTGTCAGGAATCTTCACGCCAAGCGCGTTCTCTACTACCTCTTTGCCTTTGGCTTGGATGGCGCTGGACAGTAGCGTCAGCCCGTTTTGGGCTAGGCTACCGAGGAGGGATGCGACTATTGGAATCATTTTTTTCCTCACGTTCTTTCTGTTCAAGATTACGTCTAAGTTTTTCTACCTTCTCCACCTGCGTTTTAACTTCGCGCTTGGCTTCCAAAATATCTATGTACAACATGCCCAGGATGGGCAGAAGAAAGGCAATCAAAAAACACGCAGCAACCCAGCCCATTATGTCTTCCCCCAGCGATTTACTAGGAGCAGGAGGAACCACAGGTAAAGGAGGAAGATAAAAGTCCCGATTAGATACGTTGACTTTGCCTGGAAGTTTCTTTTTGCCTCCCGTCGTTGCCATTGTTTGTACCTCTGCCGTGCTTCCTCTCTTAGCCTCGCTTGTTCCTGTTCCTGACTAATGATCTCTCGCATCTCAAAGACTTTGCTGTACAGTGCCCCCATCTCAGGAGGGGATTGATACACCATCGTTTCTCTGACCGTCACTATCAACACTGCCATTTGCTGCTGCGCCAACACTCGCTGCAATGCAGCTTCCATCAAGTTGGCATCAGGGTCATAGACATTTTTGGACTTCTCTTCTTCCTCCCTGATATGTGTTGCTAATTGCTCTTCAAGTCTGAATAGCTTTGTAAGCTGTGTAACGATGTCCGCCATGACTTGGGTTTCGTCAACGGCAACGTAGGCTTCCTTCTTTTTCGCCACAGGCTTGGACGCGGCTGGCTCGGAGTCTGTTCCAAAGAGCTTTGCCCAGAATCCTTTGACTGCTTTGACATCTGAGACAACTTCATCAACAGTCTTCTTGATCTCCATGAAAGACGTTTTAGCGTCTTTGTATAGCTTGCATCCCTGCTTGATAGCAGCAACACAGGCATTGGCGGCAAAAAGAATGCTGAGTGGATCAATGATTACTCCGCAGTTACAAATTCAATCCAAGTCAATGTTGGCTCATCCCAGTTATACATTTTTCCATCTGTGGGATATGCAACAGGTGCAGACCAGAGACAAGTTTCTTCACTCATAGTCCAAGATGGATACGGTTGTGGCGGTATGAACGCATCACGCCCTGAGTCGTAGGTGTACCCAATGCCAGCATAGTTCTTACGCAAAGGCGTGTTGCCATTAGCGTGAACACCGCCATGTGTGTTGTATGAAGTTTGAACCCACCCATGACCAAAGATGCCAGAGTCAATGACATCTTGTTCGGCAACGATTACGTTGACTACTATTCCATTTTCTACTTTTGCAAAGTGTGACATTTGTTTCTCCTTATGCCGTGTATGTGCCTGAACTTGTGTAAGTCAGAACTGTGTATGAACCATTGGTTGTGACTGTTGGTGAGCCTGTGGTTGTGCCTGTGTAGTTGGATGTTGGCACAGAGAGAATAACAACACCTGAACCACCAGTGCCTCCAGTACCTCCAGCATTTGCGCCACCACCGCCAGCACCAGTATTGTTTGCCGCGTTTGTCTGGGCAATTACACCACCACCTAAACCACCTGTTCCTGCCGCCGCACCAGCCGCACCACCCGCAGAACCGCCAGCGTAATAAGTCGAAGTTCCAGTAATCGATGATTGCAAACCGTTACCACCGCTACCTGCTTGAGCTAATATTCCATTTGTTCCTGCCGCACCTGCGCCACCGCCGCCACCTGCTGGCGCATTACTTGTAGAGCCTGTGCCGCCGTTATTGCCTTGTCCACCAGTTCCAGAGCCAGCGTTAGCGTTAGTAGTTATTCCGCCGCCAGCCGCGCCACCTCCACCAGAGCCGCCATTTTGTCCGGGCGATGTATTGAAAATACCACCCCTACCACCGCCTGTGCTTGTGATACTTGAAAAAACAGAATTAGAACCGTTTGCAGAGCCAGCACCACCAGCGCCAACTGTGATGGTGTAAGTTGTGCCTTTTACTAGATTGGTAGTGTTGGTTAAAAAACCACCCGCTCCACCACCACCACCTGTGCCGCTAACACTTGCACCACCACCACCGCCACCACCAGCGACAACAAGATACTCGACATAGCCACCAGTCAAAGACCCGCTAGAAGTAAATGTGTGAATAGTGTTGCCACCAGAAGATGTGACTGTGCCGCCAGTAAACACTTGTGAGCCAGCGTAAGAGATGATGACTACGCCAGAGCCGCCTGCGCCGCCAGCACCGCCACTAACGTTAAAACCTCCACCGCCACCACCGCCGCCAAGGTTTGCTGTGCCCGCTGTGCCAGTGCCGGAAGCCGCTCCTGCGCCACCACCACCAGAGCCGCCTGCACCACCCGCTTTGCCTGCCCCGCCATCCGCACCACCGCCACCGCCACCAGCATAAGTGACTGAAGAACCAGATATAGATGAAGCTGAACCAGCACCTCCAGCACCACCGCCTCCTGCTACAGAATTATTGCCTACAGCGCCAGCACCGCCGCCTCCTGCCGCTCCAGTTGCGTATGTAACACCATTACCACCAGCGTTACCTTGACCTGATGTTCCAGCCCCGCCAAAACTAGTTGTAGGGCCGGGATTGCCATAACCACCACCGCCACCAGAACCTCCAGAGGCGGCTGTTTGTCCACCAGAGATACCGTTACCTGAAGCACCTCCACCGCCGCCAACAGCGGATGTAGCAACCATGCTAAATGCAGAGTTAGAACCGTTAAAAGCTGTGATATAGCTTGAAACGCCAGCGCCGCCAGCGCCAACGGTAATTGTGTAAATTGAATTTGAATCAAGTGTAAGTCCAGAGCCTGACAACAAACCACCCGCACCACCGCCACCTCCACGCTCATATCCACCGCCACCACCACCAGCCACTACCAAGTAACTTGCTGTTACAGATGACAAAGGGCTAAGTGCGCCAGAAGATGTGAATGTGTGAATGAAGTTACCGCCTGATTGGGTAACAGTTCCACCACCAAATAATTGTGTTGCGCTTGTGTAGGAGATGATGACGATGCCTGAGCCGCCTGTGCCGCCATTCGTGCCGGGGTTGCCGTCACCGCCACCGCCACCGCCAAGGTTGGCTGTACCGTTTGAACCTGCTGAAGCGCCACTTGCGCCATTACCGCCGCCGCCTGAGCCGCCAGCACCACCAGCACCCTGACCACCACCGCCACCGCCGCCTGCATATGTAACGGATGAGCCGCTGATACTATTTGCAGTTCCTGCTCCGCCTGCGCCGCCGCCACTTGTTAGTCCATTTGCACCAACTCCACCAGCACCGCCACCGCCACCGCCACCATACTGCGTTGTTGCTGTTGAAGTACCACCATTGTTACCTTGGCTTGGGCTTGTGGATGGGGTGTTTCCTGCGCCGCCAGCACCAGCATTAGCACCCGTTACAGCATCAGTTGCACCACCACCACCAGAACCACCAGTATTGCCATTCTGAAGTGAGGCAGAAATAGCTCCTGCTGTACCACCACCACCTCCTCCTGTAGAAGTAATAGTAGAGAAAACAGAATCACTACCATTTGTGCCTCTAGCTGAATTAGATGCAGAGCCAGCACCACCAGCACCAACTGTTACCGTATAGGACGAAGTTGGGCTTAGAGATAATGTGCTTGTTCGATACCCGCCAGCACCGCCACCGCCACCACGCGTTCTTCCACCGCCACCGCCACCAGCAACCACAAGGTAGGTAACAGTAACCGATTGCAGTCCTGTCCACCCAAAGGCGGCAAGTGCGGCGGCTCCAACTTTTGATAAACGGGGCATCTGCGTGTCCTTATGCGAACTTGGTTACAGAAGCCAGCACGGTGAAAGCGGCGCTTCCTGTTTTGATGATTACATAGGTGTAGCTATCAATTGAGCTTGCATTGCCAGAAGTTGGTGCTGTGCCACCCTGCCACTTTGGAGTGACGGTGGAGCCATCTACTTGGACAACAGAGTTGTAGTAGGCAGTAGCGCCATTGGTTACCAAGAAGGTGGCAGACAAAGACTCGCCTGTGGCCATGACCGTATTTAGCGATGTGCCGCTAGAGCCTCTAAAGTTGACCGTAAAGTTACCAGACGCATTGGTGGTGAAGTACAAAACAGACTGAGTTGTGACATCAAAGTTAATCGTTCCTGTGGCGGCAGTTGCAGAGACAGTCGCAACCTCAAGCATGTTTGTTGCTTTATGGCTTGCATTTGATGAAGTGCCAGCAAAGGTCTGAAGCGCAGTGAATGTGGTTGCAGTACCTGGGGCAACGTAGTCAGTTCCTGCGGTAGCCGCTGTGAACGCTGAAGTGCCGTTACCTTTCAACACACCAGTCAAAGTGGCTGCGCCTGAACCGCCATTTCCGACAGGCAATGTGCCTGATACATCAGCAGTCAATGACACCGCGCCAAAAGTAGGTGCACCAGATGCATTGCCGTGCAAGACCGTGGTTGATGTGCCTGCCGCTGTAGTAGCCAATACAGTAGTCGTGCTGGCGTAAGTGATGCCATACTGCGTAAACGCACTGGATTGGCCCGTACCGCCGTTTGTGTTTGCCAAGGTCCCGGCAACAGTAACCGCGCCGCTTGTTGCTGTGGAAGGAGTCAGTCCAGTAGAGCCAAAGGTGATTGTCGTAACACCATCTGCAACAGATGAGGCAATCTTGACAAAGTCAGAACCGTTCCAAGCTGCAACACACTTCTCGCCCGCCACCACTGTAATACCTGTCGTCGGCCCAGCACCGCGCAAGACGATAGACTGAGTGCTACCGGTGGAATTGATCACCATGTACGTTTTGCTCTGCGCAGGGGCAGTGATATTTCGGGTAACAGTGCCGCTCGCTGTCCACAAAATAACTGCTTGACGTGAGGTGTTCGCTGCCCCAGCAGTCGTGGTCAGTGTCACGTCCGCATCAGAACTGAGGGTGGTTGTTCCCGCTACAGCGGTATCTAGGAGGCCAGTAATCTGGTCATTGACGGCTGTTCCCCACGTATTGGCTTCCGTCCCTGTAACGGGTTGGGCTAGGCCAAGAAGGGTGGTGTAATTGATTGTCATCTTGTTTTCCTCATGCCGCTACGCGGGTCCACACATTTGCTTGTGCATCATTGACATTTTGCCAGTTAACTGATTGGCTGTCATCCACAATTGTCCAAACCAGGAGGCTGCCAACCTGGCCAACCCCTTGTACGCCTGTGACGCTAACCCCAACACCCTGCCCAACCAATACTGACCCAACACTGCCCGTGGCCGACAGCCCCACAACCGTGACAGCCTGGATAATCTCGACAACAACGCTTCCGACAGCCCCTGTTGCTCCAACACCGGTAAGGGAGACATTAGCGTCCCCAGTAAAGTCAACCGAGCCGATCTCTCCCGTTGCCTGCACTCCAGTAGCAAAGACGTCAGCATTCGCAGCAACCGTGACTGCCCCAACAAAGCCAGTGGCAGACACCCCGGTGAGGGCGACATTGGCCTCTCCAACAACAGTGGCCGTACCAACAAAGCCCGTGGCTGAGACGCCGGTAACACTGACATCCGCATTTGCAGTGACGGTAACTGCACCAATTTGGCCTGTTGCAGAGACGCCGGTAACACTGATAATGAGGTCCGACTGTGCTGTGACCGAACCGACTTGCCCTGTTGCAGACAGCGTGACCGCACCCTCACCCCACGGGGCCTCGCCCCAGGCTTGACTGCCAAATCCACCAAGTGCAATCCGTACATCGGCCACTTACGCCTCTTAAGCGATACGAAGTATCGCGTTTGTTGAGTCAGCAGTGGGGAAAATAATAGTGAAAGTGCCCGCACTAGAGCTCTTTGAACCACCAAAATCCAAAATACATACCGAAGGGTCACCTGCTGCACTGTCGTTGTAAATCATCGCTCCAAAGGCCGTTATCGTGGCACTGGTGAACGACAAATCTGCAAAGTCTGTGAAAGCAGTCGTGCTGGTAGACGTTGGCGTCACATTTGTCAACGCACCGCCGCCTGCAACGTATGAACCCGATGCAGCCACTTCATTGGTAACAGTGTATGCAGTTGTTGCCGCCGTAAAAGAGGCACTATTGTCATACATGGCTAACTTAAAAGTGTTTCCGGTAGTGGTTGTAAAGTTGTGTACGCCCCTCATTAGCTCCACTTTGAAGCTGGTACACATGAAATTTCCTGAAAATGCCATTTTTAATCTCCTAACAAATGAACGAGGTTGGAATGCCCTGCTTCACGCAGGCGGACTGCAATAGTTGCCCTATCTTGATTTATCGCTTCTTCAAGATAGGCCTTGATTACGGACCGCACAGCGCCTCGAAAAGCCACCGCTTGGTCTCGAATCGCTGGATGTGACTCACTTCCAACGTAAATAATCTTCTCAATAGCCCGATCGGCCAACTCGTCCGGAGTCCAGCCACGTCCATTGGTGGTAGCGACGCCTACGCTACCTAATAACACAGGGGATTGGGTGCCTATCATGGTCCAGGTGTCTCCGATTTAAGTTGAACACGTACCATGCCATCACGATACTCATCACGACGGCGACGGCCTTGCTGCTCAATGCCAAGCCCTTGAAGAGCTTGTTTGTAGCTTGCATCAAAGGTGGCCATCATCTCAGGTGGTCCTTTAGTGTAGCTATACGCTTGTATTAAACAAGCATAGAACAGCGCTTCTGGAGCGTTGTTACTGATCCATGTCGTAGTATTCGTCGAAGAAAGCTGTGGAGGGCGATAGATGTAGCCTAGTTCAACCGCTAAAGCAGAACTTGGGGTAGGAGCAATGTAGAAAGTGTTTTCGTCCCACACCGAATAGTATTTTGGAATACCCGTTGTAGCCCCATTAGGCCAATACTCTTTCATAAAAGAAGTATCCCGAAAATCCAAGAAAATCTGATCTGTTCCCGATGTAACTATGAGATATCTATGTGTCAAGATATCAGTAGGGGCAGTTAAAAACTTGTTGTTAGCCGTTAAATTAGCTGTCACTTCAAGCTTAAATACATCTAAGTCAATGTCGCGCAGAATACGATTTTCTGCAAAAGTGATGAACACGTTTATCACAGGCTCAGTGAAGACGTTTGAGCCTACCTCTGTGTAGTTACGTATGTTGGTTACAAGTTCGTTGTACGTCATGAAATCACCACCGTTACAGAGCCAACCACTCCTTGAGCAATCAAGGCCTTATCCTCTATGTAAGGACGCATGTCGTTGGTGTTTCTGGCCGTTCCAAAACTCTGGAAAGCTGAAAAACCGGGTGCCCCTACAAAGACAGATACAGGCTCAATTCTATCTGGCCTTGGCTCATAAAGGGCGATTGCATCGCCCCTATATTTCAAAGGCTCAAGTTGCGGCTCTTTTGGTTCGTAGTCGTCCGGGCAGACCTTGAATCCACGCCAGTTCTTGCGAAGCACGTTGTACTCATATCGCTGGCCGCAGTAATCACACAGTCCGTATGAAAATTTACCTGTTGCGAAGGCCATGTATCACACCCCTAAGTCAGGAACAAAGCTGACGCTGGCAATGTCTCTATCTTCCATCCCGGCGCGCAAGAAATCTTCTTCGTAGATGGTCTTGAGCGCGCCTGTGCGCTCGGGCGCGTACTTAAGGGAGATGTAGTATGCCAGCCCTGATGTCAGGCATGGCAAAAATCTAAAGTTGACGTCTGACGTATTGGTGTATGCGCCAGCATCTTGGATGCGACGAATCCTGTAGTACACAAATGTGTAGCTCTGGTCCGCCGCAGGGTAGAAAAACACCTTTGGCACGTTCGTTCTCTGTACATAGTACTGAGCGGGACGCGCTTGAGATGTCTTATCCGGGATGTTCAAGTACTCAGAGCGACTGATGCGATCAATTGTGATGTCGGTCAAGATGCCCTGGGAAGGGTCTCGAATGACAGCAGACAAAACGTTAACGGTGTCTGTAGCCAACGATATCTCATTGTTGCCCTGAACCAATGCATACGTAGCCTGCTCAATTGTCCAAAGGTTCAGGCCCCTGTTTGCCCAATCCAAAAACAACAGATTGAGAGAACGACGCGCAGACTTAAGCTGATAGCCGTTTGTGCCACGTATGCCGCATCTCTCAAATGCTTCTTCAATCAGGTCATCAATTGACAGATCAAAGGTTGTTGTATTTGAAGTTGTCATTCTTTGTACAGATTATCAAAAGTTTGAGACGCATCCATGTACGAGTCATCTTGCTCTGCACAGTGAATCCACTGACCAGGCCTGAAATCAGGGGCACCCTCTCCGGTCTGCCAAAAAGCAGGGCTCGTTGCTCGAACCCTATTGTTTGGCAGTGCCACAA